CCACGAGTGGGTTGTCTAAACAATCTAGCATTAGAATACCATGGCGAGCTATCTCTGTCTAGCAGCCAGCGCCAATCAAGCGCATACTGATTAAGCATAATCCATGTTGGTCTTCCCAACGCACCAGCGAGATGTGAAATAGCGGTGTCAACAGAAATTATAACATCAAGATGTTGCATAAGTGCAGCAGTATCTGCAAAACTTCTAATACTACCTGGATAACGAGTAACACCAGCATCAGCTAACGCTAGTTCCTCATCTTCGGTAGCATCAATTTGCAAGTTAATCCATTCATACTGAGGGTTTGCTCGAACCATTTCTAGTATAACAGGAAACGGTACACTCTTGTGTCGGTTAATCCAGGAATCCCTGCGCCCACTCCAACTGATGCCAACACGCATGCGATGTTTCAAGCCCAGTCGTTGTTGCCATTCTTTAACTAGTTCAGGATCTGAATTCATGTAGCTTTGTATTTTAGGCAAGTTATCTACAGTAACACCCAAAATTCCCGGAATACTCATGATAGGTACCCAGGTATCAAACGTTCCAGGATCATCGTTGTAGCCGCCAACCCATTCAATAATATTACTACGAGCCAACATTGGAACAAGCCCATCTGTAACTTGTAATTTTACTTTTGCACCCTTTGCATGCAAGTTGTATATAAATCTAACAAATTGGATATTATCACCGTGTCCTTGCTCGCCAACTACCAGAATAGTCTTGCCAGCAACATCCTCACCACGCCATTTTGGCTGTGAAAATTTTGGTTCAGTCCCTGCCAAGTGTTCGTATTCCCAGCGACTTTCGTATGCTGGCCAGCCTTGTTGATAGTTACCCATAAGCAAGTGGCTAACTGCTAGGTTAAATTTAGCAGTGATGTTGCTTGGGTCAAGTATAGCCGCATGTTGCAAAAATGGAACAGCACGTTGCGGAAAACCACATTCACGCATGACATTTCCGTAGTTGTTAAATGCCGCAGCAGAAGTAGGATCTTGTACAAACGCTAGTGCGTAGCACTGCAATGCTTTTTCGGGCTCGGTATTTTCCCGATGCTGGTTGCCTTGTTCAATAAGCTCATTAGTATTCATAGGGATATTTACGCTACTGCGGCTTCGTATTTTACATTTTCCATAAATACTTGTCAACACAATCGGGTGTTTTATGCTGAGATTAATACCCACAGCGTAGCGACTAGAACTCGCATCGGACTTCTTTAAGGAGAAAACAAAATGGGTCGTCCTCTAAAAATACAAAAATCAAGCACTGGATCAGGCAACGGCGGCGCAGCCGTTGGTGTGGATCTTGGCTATCCTAACTTTGATAGTTTAACAAACCCTGTGTTCAACAGTCCTGTTCAAACTCTAAACGGCACTCAATATCTTGGTGTTGTTGGCGGCGCTGGTCCAACTGATACTCCAAGTGGAACTAACCCACGTGTTGACGTCACTGTTAACATTACTAGTAGTGCCGGTGTTGCGCAAGGTTATATCATCCGTCAAAAAGGTTCTCACAAGTATCTAGTTGGTGATGTTACCAGCATTGCCGACGAAGACATGGTGGTTGGACTTGCTTACATGATTACCGCAGTGGGCACCACTGATTGGGTAGCATGTGGCGCCCCTAGCAACTATGGTGTAGGAACAATCTTTACTTGCTCAGCAGTTGGTGCAGGCACAGGTACCGCTAACTTGGTTGGTGTTTGCGTTCTACAAGACTCTGCAACACCCACAGCTGGGTTTATGAGTATCAGCTATATTGATGATACTTCGTCAGAAGTGTTTATTTCCAAGTTGACCAACAAGTTCTTGTTGGGCTGGGAAGGTGGATCTGATTACGCAGCCACATCTGTTGTTGCTGACACACGTCAAGTGGCCAACTTCTTTACTGATGAAGGCACGGTTATCAAGTCTGGTACTGCACAAACCACTATCAACGTGGCATTGGTACAAAACGTTACTTCTTAATTGATTTAACCCCTGGATCCTCCTAGATAACTACTAGGAGGATTTTTTATGAATGTAGCTTTTGTATTAGGTAATGGCGTTAGCCGGCAAAGTGTTGACTTAAACACAATATACCAGTTGGGAACAGTTTACGGGTGCAATGCATTGTATCGAGAGTTTAAGCCTCATGTGCTGATCAGCACAGATGCACCCATCAGCACACATATTCAGCAAACTGGATACAGCAAAGATAACATCCACTACACTCGCAAGCCACTTAGCGATACTGGGGCAAGACGCATATCGCAACAGTATTTTGGGTTTAGTTCGGGACCAATTGCTGTTGGTCAAGCAGCATTGGACAATCATCGAGTGATATATCTAGTGGGGTTTGACATGGGACCTACCCGTGTTGGTAAATTCAACAACATATATGCTGATACTGAATTCTATAAAAAAAGCTCATCAAACCCCACATACACTGGAAATTGGGTCAGGCAACTCAAACAAGTCATGAAAGATTTTCCTAAAACTAGCTTTTTCAGGGTCAAGGGAGACACTACTGCGGAAATTGGTGAGTTACAAAATGTCCCAAATCTTGTAAACATGCCCATGGCAGACTTTTTAAACCGCATAAATAACACAAAGGAACTCTAAATGTCCACCTATAAGCGTGTCAGCGGTAATTTAACTATTCAAACACTTAGCGCAAACGATATTGTAACTATCGATGCTGCTACAGTTAACATGACTGGTAACTTAACAGTTACCGGTAACGCCACACTTTCGGGCAATATTTCAGGTGACAAGCTGTTTAACGGTACAACCAGTATTGAAATTCAAACAGCTAGTGGTAATGCAAACATCACAGTTGGCGGAGCATCAAACGTGGCAGTGTTTACTCCTACTGGGCTAATTGTGACCGGTACATACACTGCTAACGGCACAATCACTGGCGGCAACTTGGCCACAGCAGGAACAGTAAGTGCAGGCGGCAACATCACAGGGGCAAACATCAACACCCCGGGTAATATTTTTCTAACTAGAATTTCCACAGCAACATCAAGTCCAGTAATTAGATTCTCTGATTCAAACACAGCCGTTACCACTCTTGGCGCAAACATTGGCGCAATTGAATGGGTCACAAGCGATGCTACTGGCGCAGGAGCAAGAACAACTGCGGCTATCAAAGCAGTATATGCTGACTCTAGCGGAAATGCTAACATTTTAATTCAATATGCAAACTCAGCAAGTCTGAGTACCGCAATTGCAATCACTGGTGTTAATGGATTTATTGGCATGGGAGGCAATGTTGCTCCAGCCCACAATCTTGCCATTGATGGAACAGTCTATGCAAGTGGTAACGTAACTGGTGGCAATATTATCACAGGCGGCGCAGTAAGCGCAACTGGCAACGTTTTGGCAACTGGCAACATTACTGGTGGAAACGTAGCAATAAGTGGTATAGTATCAGTAACTGGTAACATAACTGGTGGAAACATCATTAGTATCAGTGCTATCTCTGCTGGGTCGGGCGGTGTATATTCTACTGGCAATGTAACTGGGGGCAACGTAAACTCAGACGGCTTGATATCAGCTACTGGTAACGTATATGCCGGTGGAAACTTGTTAACACAAGGATACGTAAGCGCAACTGGGAATCTTCTTGGTAATGAATTAAGGGTATCAAATGCCAATGTATCAGGCAACATGTTTGGTACAGGTATTGGTGTTGAGAATATAGTATGGCAAAGCACAGATACTACCATTAGTTCTGTTAGTATGGCAAATATTGGAATTTTAACGTTTACTGCATTAGCCAATCAAGTGTACAAATTTCAAGCCTATATGCCAGCAGTCCCTGATGGTGCAACTACCACTGCGTTTTCAGTTAACTTCCCAAGCGGTACTTGCCAGTACACAATTGAAGCTCAAACCACAGCAACATCAGCTTTTTCAACGTCATCATCCAATACTTCTGACAGCTCAGGAGCAAGCCAGGCCATGACAGGTACCACTCTAAGAACCGTGCGAGTCTCTGGCACATATACAAATACTGCCAACACAGCCGTCACACTTAGAGGCCAAACCAGTGCTAGCAACGTCACTATTAAGTCTGGCTCCAATCTTTCATACACTAGAATCGGTTAAATTGTAATCCGGGTACTTTGGTAAATACACTAGAGGATCTGGATTATCTATGACACAACAAATCATTGACATTGGCGCCGCAGCCAATGACGGCACTGGTGAAAACTTGCGCAGTGCGTTTAACGCTGTTAATGAAAATTTCACGGAAGTTTATGCCGCGGGCCCTGTTGACAGCAACGTCCAGATTGCAAATAACACAATATCAATCACTGAATTAAATGGCAATTTAATTCTACAAGGCAATGGCATCGGGAATGTTGTTACAAACAACAACATGCGTCCCAATATTGATGCTGTTTTTGACATTGGTAACCCCTCTTTTAGATATGATACTGTATACGCCACATATTTTGTGGGTAACGGTAGTCTCCTTACGGGAATTTCGGGCGGTAGCGGCAACGGTACCGCTATTGCAAATGGTACATCTAATGTAGCAGTAGTTGGATCAAATGGTAATGTTAGTATTGGGATCAACGGAACTGGCAACGTTGCTGTGTTTACAAGCACTGGCGCCAATATTGCCGGCAACGTAAACGGCGGTAATCTTCGAACTACTGGGCAAGTCAGTGCTGTTGGCAACATTGTTGGCGGTAATATTGTTGGCGGTAACATTTATGTTGGTAATACAATATTGACTCGTACTCTAACAGTTGGCACACGAACAACGCCGGTAACGGTACCACTAGCTACAAATAACAGTTTCAATGTTGGAACACGCAGCAGCGGAAACGTGGTAGTCTACACCACATAAGTATAAAAATTGGAAAAAGACAATGGCAAATAAGATCCCGTTAATTATTAATGCAGGCACTGGGCAAATTCAAGAATTGCCTAGTGGTGATAACCTGCTGTTAACCAACAACGACATTCTTGGTGTTGGAAGTATCACAGCGGCAAACGGTATTGCTGCCGGCGGCAATGTCAATGCTACATATTTTATTGGTAACGGTTCACAGTTGACTGGAATTGCAGTAGTAGGTAACGGCACAGCAATTTCTAACGGTACTTCAAATGTAAACATTCCCGGCACAGGGTCAAACATCACATTTGGTGTTAATGGAACCAGCAACGTTGTAGTGATTGGAACAGACACAGTCACAGTCAAAGGTAACATCTTACCAATATCAAACGTAACCTATGACCTTGGTAGCCCATCTCAAAGATTCAATGACTTATATCTAAGTGGAACCACAATTGATTTAGGTGGCGCCACAATCAGTGCCAACGCCACTGCGTTGATTATTACAAACCCTGCCGGTGGAACATTCACTACTCAAGGTGCAGGCGCAGCAACAACTTATGGCAACGCCAACGTTGCGGCCAACTTGGCCGCTTTTGCAAATAATCCAGTATCAACTACAGGCAACATCAGTGCGGGATATTTGTTTGGAAATGGATCACAGTTATCTGGTTTACCCGCAACTTACAGCAACTCAAATGTTACAACACTACTGGCAGCACTGGGATCAAATATTATCAGTGGCACAGCTAACATAACAACAACTGCT